TTAAAATAATTATATTATTATATAAATAAATATATAAATTTATAAATAGATTTATATATATAATATATATATGTATATATAGATATATATATATAATATTATATATATTTATATAAATAGATTTATATATATAATATATATATGTATATATATAAGGGGTATATATATTTATTAAAATAATTATATTATTATATAAATAAATATATAAATTTATAAATAGATTTATGTATATATAGATATATAAATATATTAATTAATAGAGCTCAATCGCAGCTCCTGACGCTATTTTTGGCAAGGGCTGGCGGCACTACGGTGAGAATTTGTGAACAAATTGTGAATTGGTTAAAAGAATTGATTGACAAAAGTTTAACGGGATTGACAAAAGTTTAACAAAGTCGGTTAAAAGTTTTAACCAAATCGTAACGGTGAGAATTTGTGAACAAATTGTGAACATTGACAAAAAGTTATCAAAGTCCCTGCAACGGTGAGAATTTGTGAACATTGACAAAAAGTTGTCAATGTTCATAAACTGTTCACAAATTCTCACCGTTCTCGCCCTGCCTATTTTACGGCGAAAAAAATGTGAACGCAAAAAGCGGTCACTTTTCAGTGACCGCCTTTTATTAATCTACGATTAAGAGCATTTGCGCTATATTGACCGCTTCTTTTTGTTGTTCAACTGTTTTTGAATCATCGGTAACTATGTCAAGTATTGAAGATAATTTATCCAAGTTATCCCAACAGCGACGTATACGTTCTCCCTCTTTTATGGTTGGATGTTTAACCTTAGCCATTTCCACTATTGCATCGAGTTCGTCGTAAATACAGTTGAGAACTATTGTAGTGTAGCATGAATCTTCTTCAATTCCCTCTTCCATAGTTGCATAAATTGCATCGGCAATAGCATCAAGTATTATTGTTCTGGCTGTCTTTACATAGTCAACATAACCGTCGACATTTTCTGTCATTGAGAACGGATTTGTTACGCCTGATAACACGGCTTTCACAATTGTCGTATTCATTTCCATAATTAAAACCTCACTTTGTTATTTTGTCGGTGCAGATAGAGCATTAAAGCTCTATCTGACCATTTGCGAACTTGATTTCTACGTGACCGCTGTCAATATCAATTCCACGCTTTTTCGGATTCCAGTCTTCTTCAAGGATACAAAGTTCTAATGCATATCCCCTATTATCCTGATTCTTAATTGTTTTTACTGTTTTGAGTGCCTTTTTCCAGTCCTCTGCACTGATTACGTTTTTATCAATGCTCTTGTAGTTGTTCGGCTCGTAGTAACCGAGTTTAGTAATCAGCAGATTTTTCAATTCAGTAGCCTTGAAAGCAAGGCGAAGATGCTTTTTTTCGCCGTACTTGTAATTGTCGCCTAAGTTCTCATTACGGTAATCGACATTTGCATCGCTTACGGCTTCAAAATAAGCGTGAGAAAGGTCGAGGAACTCAACAGGTGTCAGGTCGATAACCCACACTTCACCCTTTACGGTAAAGCCCACCTTAAAAGACTCTATTTCGAGCCTCTTGACATACTTCCAGAAATAACCAGCGACTGCACAATTTGTGTTCATAAGAACAACTCCTTTTCTTAAAATTTTGTAGCACCTCTTGACTACAATTATAGTATAGCACTTAATACATAAAAAGTCAACCGTTTTTTGAAAAAAGCCTTATATAAAAAATATATGTGCGGTATATGGTTTTATATATGGCGGGGCGGGTATACTCCATGTAATATTTTAATAATGTTATACGGGGGGTTGATTTTTTTTAACAATTGCGAAGAAATTCGCAAACCCCCGGGGCTAGTCCAAAAATTTCAAGGAGCATTTTTTTCTTCGAGGCCATGCCCGGCTACTGCCTCGATACCTTGACTTTCCTCACCATCTATGCTATAATAATATTGGAAATGAGAATGAAGCTCATTCCGAGGAGGTAATAACTATGCCAATGAGATTTAAACTTGACTTTACTCTTAAAACCTCCCAAGAAAGACTCAGCTACTTAAAGGAAAATGTTGATTTCGATTAGCTAACCAAGAAAGATATTGAAACTTGTACGGACTATGTGTTGTATGGTAAGGACCCAGATAAGGACGATACCTCTATGGTAGACCGCAAAGAAATCTATATCAAAACCCGTTACAACTCATATAATAAAACAGAACCCGTTTCTTTGGAGGGACTAATGGAAAATCCCGCATTTGACGAATCAATGTTGACGTAGGACAGACACATTTACAAGAAAACCAAACCAACTATTGATAGAGAAAAATGTAAGGACATACCCGGTATGTAGGAGTTATGGGACGCCATAGATAAGCTTGACCACCTGTTAAAGCTTGCTAAGGGTGAAGTGGAACCGCAGGAAGGCGAGTCAGTGCCCAACTACGATTCCAAGCAACTATACCATTTAAACCACCACCTAATTGCGCTAAGGAAACAGCAATATATGTTGAAAGACAGTGCATTCCCTGAGTTCATGGCGGCGAAGAATTACGGCTCATTTTACGAATCGCCCACTATGGCGGAGATGAACTATCCAGTGTTCCCTTGTGGGACTATGAGGTCTGAGAATGACCCTGACTTCATGAACCCAACTATTTCGCAGCGAGAACTGGTGACTAATGTGGAGGAGAAGATAGAGGAATTGAAGAAGGCGAACAAGCCTTACCTGAACTTTATGGATAAGAGCCACATTTATTAGCTGTGCCTGAACTATTATCAGATAAAGGATTAGGCTGAGAAGAACCCTGATTCGCCCCTAAACAACCTATTGTGGACGCTGGACTTTTACATTGAGAAGGCTAACCTGAGCGAACAATAGAGGCTGATTGTGGCGGCGAAGAAGGAAGGCCTATTGAATAAGGAGATATGTGATTTGTTGATGGAAAAGATGGGGATTTACCATCAAGAGAACTATATATCGACTATATGGAATAAGGTATGTGGCTTAATCGCTGCCGCCGCCGACCTTAATTATGATGAATGGTGCTGTAAGGACTATAAGGCTGCTTGGAAGAAATGTAATTGTTGTGGAAGATTGATGCTGAGAGACCCACGTAATTTCGTGAGAAAGGCTAAGGCATTGGATGGGTTGACTAACAGATGCAAGAAGTGTGATTAGAAGAAGAGAAGAGGTGAGATATAAGTGACGAGTATGGAAGCGAAACTAATGGAGTGTTTGACTGGATTTGATATGATGGACCTGATGGGGCTTGCGAGAATGTTGAAAGTTGATGGAGAGTGCGTGAAGAAAGCTCTCTGCTCCGCCGCCATGGCTCCTGAGAATCTGGTTGATAGGCAGGAATGGGAAGACTTTATTTGCTCTATTGTTGAACAGTTTGAAAAGTGTAATAGAAAGCAAAAGAGAGAATTGTTAAAAATGGCGAAATAGATTGTGAAAGAAAATAAGGATGAAAAAAGTGGAGTAAGTGAAGAGGACATTCCACCTCAGGAATAAGAGGTGATGAAAAATGGCAATGAAAAAGTGCCTGTTGTGCAAAGAAGATAAAAGCACAGCGAATTATATAGGATTACGTTCAGAACTATTGAACGGCTCAATGCCGATTTGTAGAAGTTGCATAGCTCGACTTTTAGGCGGCAAATCAGATGAATAGAGATGGAATATGGCGAATAAGCTTTGTTAGCTTGCTGACGTTCCATTCGTTCCAGAAGTTTTCGAGAAGACCTATTAGGCTCATGGAACTGATGCTTTTGGAACTTATTGCTATATGTTTAGAGAGAAACCTTATGATACTCTTGACTGGACGGAATATAATAATGCTTATTTGATATTATAGGATGAACAGCGTGTTGAAGATGGACTCCCTGAAATAAAGGCAAGCAGAATTAATAAATTGCATAAGAGATGGGGACAAGAATATGATGAACAACAGCTTGAATATTTGGAGAATTTGTATAGTGGTATTACACAAACTACTGGTATTGTTGGCGCTTTGAATGAAGACCAAGTATTGAAGTTGTGTAAGATTTCTCTGATTATTGAAGACAAGATAAGAAGCGGCATGGAGTTTGATAAGGATTTGAAGGCTTATGATAACTTGTGCAAACTTGCTGGTGTTACTACTCAGGCTATCAAGGAAGGTAGTGAGTTTAACTCTACTGGCGAGGTATTTGCTTATCTTGAGAAATTGGGCTATAAGATTAACTACTATGACGGTGCAGTAAATGATGAAGTTGACAAGACTATGAAGGATATACAGTATTGGTCAAGATATCTTTATATTAATGAAACTGCTATCGGGGAAGAAATTAAGGAACGTATTGAGAACTTGAAGACAGCAGATAAGATTACTAACTCTGGTTTCGACTGGGGCGAATATGAATCATTTGCTGACGATGTTGACGAGAACGAAGAGTTCAATATTGAAATTTGAGGCGATGCGGCATGACTATGAATATATTGTTGCCGTAGTAGATGATTAATGCTACTACTCAAATTTTAACTAAGGGTGAAGTTTTCTATCGTAATGGTATTGCCTTAGAGAAAGGCGCCGTAATAAGTGAGAAGAGAATATAGAAGAAGTAGAGACTGTATGAGCAGTATGCGGACTTGTTCTCTTCTTACCCCGACCTTTATTTGGAATTGATTAAACCAGTGGGGTCAAAATTTAAGTTGAAGTTCTTCCAAGTAATGTTTATCAGAGCGTGTCTACGCTACGGACGTGTGTTAACAATCGCACCGCGTGCCGCCGGTAAGTCGTTTATATGCATCTTGGCGCTGTATCTGATTTGTATATTCAGACCGGGAAGTCACGTTAATACTAGATAGCGCTGTCGTATTGTGAAGTGCGACAGATAAGATTGGTTAAAAGCTGGGAAATCCAAGAATTTAATATTACTACAAAGCACGAAATCCTGTGCTTGAATGTTGCGAAAGCAGAAATAAATATATTAAATCGACCTATGGTTAAATCCTAAGGGTTTCTAATGGACAATCAGCACTAAAGGAGGAAAAGTAATGACTGAAAAAGAATTAAGAGATAGGATTTATAAGAAATTTGGTGACATCAATTATGATATTATTACCTTTAGGGTAATGAGAGAACCTGCTGACTTTAAATGTTTGGATTGTGGAAATGTTGTTCACATGGAGCATTTACAGAATTTGTTCAGAAAAACAAAAAGTGAGTTTTGTCCTTTCTGTGCTAACACTTATAAAGGAAACAAAATCGGAAAGAAGTTACCTTTAGAAGAAGCACAGAACAGATTAAAAGAAGCCTTTGATACTGAATACGAGATTATTCCTGATAAGTATTAGGGATGGTCACGAAAGGCGTTAATTAGACATACTTTATGCGGCAAGATATTCTCTGCTCAACCAAGAGATTTACTATATCACAGCCACTGCCCATGCTATACAATCAACTCAAAAGGAGAGTTAAAAATTAAAGAAGTATTGGATAAATACGGCATAAAGTATGAACAGCAAAAACGTTTAGAAAACATCAAGAAAGCTCCATATGACTTCTATCTACCAGACTTCAATTTACTAATTGAATTTCAAGGTAGACAACACTATGAGTCAGTGAAAGTCTTTGGTGGAGAAAAACAATTTGCTAATCAGCAGGAAATTGATAAAAGAAAAAAGCAAATAGCTCATGAAGCAGGTATTGAGCTACTTGAAATCTCTTACTTAGAAAAGTCATTAATTGAAGAAATTTTAGTTCAACGACTATCCTTGACAGGAGTAGAGCCAAGTGGCTCGAAATGCCAATCGCCTCAAAATGAGGATTGATTTAGTCTGGTCTTATGCGAGAGTATAAGAAGGGTCTGCGTAACGAACAGACTCGCAACATTACGATTCTAGTGCGCCCCTGGTAAGGCTCAGGGTGCTAAAATTGCGAACCAGAAGATACATTAGCTTTGGGACTTCTTCCCGCTACTTCAAGACGAGATTATTGGTAACGGTAATTTTGGTAATGACTATGTTTAGTTAATAGACATACATTTTGGTAACAAGATGAAAAAATAATGCTTTTAATTGCTGGGAAATCGTAAAGTCACTCTTGCTAAAGATATTTCCTCAAATATCAATGCGACGAAAGTAGAAATAAAAGAGTGAATGGCATATGGTTAAATCCTAAGTGCCAACAATTGATAATCAGCAGCCAAGGAGGAATATTATGACATATGAAGATTTTATGATAAAAATAAATAATAAATTTCCAGAAGAAGAATTTGAAGTAATTCAATGGGGAAAGAATTCTTCTGAGAATAGTATAATAAAGTGTTTAAACTGCAATAGAGAAATTACAGTTAATACTGGAGAGTTATTTAGGAAGAGAAGAACAAAAATTTGTTCTAAATGTAATTATATTAGGAAGGATACTCTAAAAAATAGAGAAATAATTAAAGAAAAAATTGGAGACAAGGGATATAATATTGAATTTTATATGGCACAGCAAAGTAAAAATGGAAACAAAGGAGATAAGGTTCGTTTTACTTGCTCTAAATGCGAACGAGTTAATGAATTTTTTGTTGGTAATTTACTAAAAAATAATTCTTCTATTGAATGTCAATACTGCTCTGGTCAAAAAAATAAAAAAGACCATATTGCCTATAAATTTGAGTTAAACGAAAAATATCCCAACGCTTTTACTTTATTGTCTGATTATGAGGACATAGACAAAGAGATAAAAATTCGATGTAATACTTGTGGTTTTATTCGCAAGGTTAAACCTACAAATCTTTTACGTAATGGTTTTTGTCCCAAATGTGGTAAAAATAAATCGACAGGAGAAGCGAAAATATGCGCTTGGCTTGATGAAAACAATATAAGATATGAACAGCAAAAATATTTCAAAGACTGGAATATTGGACTTCATTATTTTGACTTTTATCTTCCTGAGTATAATTTAGTGATTGAATATCAAGGTATTCAGCATTATGAATTTAATCCTTATTTTCACAAAACAATAGAAAATTTTTCTTATTGTAAGAATAAAGATAATATAAAGAAAAATGCGGCTATTGAAAATGGATTGAATTATTTAAGTATTAAATACACTTTATATCATAAAATTGAAAAAATATTAGATAATATTCTTAAAGGTTCAACGACTATCCCGCAAGGGAGTAGGGGCAAGTGCCTCGAAATGGAGCACTTCCAGTAGGAAGAAGATATAGTCTGAGCTTAATAGAAATATTAAGAAGGAAGAGTGTAACGAACTCTTTCGTAACAAAACTGAGATTAACTTTTAGAAATAAGTCAGTGTTTGACGTTATGACACCACTTAACTCTACTCGTGGTAACCGTGCTACTTGTGGTATTTTGGACGAGTTCCGTGACCACTTGGCTGAGGATATAAATGAGATTATTCTTCCTTTGTTGAACGTTGATAGACCTATGGTTAACGGAGACAAGAATGAGAATGAGCCTCAGCAGGTTCAATTATGGATAACCTCCGCCGCCGAAAAAGGCACGTTTTGTTATGACAAGACGATAGAGTTACTGGAGCAATAGATTATCAATCCAAAGGAAACATTTGTTTGGGGCTTTGATTATCGTATTCCAGTTCTTACTGGACTTCTTTCAAAGGACTACCTTACTGAATTGAAAATGTCTCCAACCTTCAATGAACTTGGTTTTGCTAAGGAGTATATGAGTAGATTTGTTGGTGGTTCTGCCGACGCTTGGTTTGACTATGAGAAGCTAAGTCGAGCAAGGAAACTTGTCAATCCGGAAACATCCGAGAAAATTAGAGATGGTATTGAATCGTTCTACATAATCAGTGTGGATGTAGCGAGACTTGGTTGTTAGACTGTTGCTACTGTCCTCAAAGTATTCCCTAACAACAGTGAGGGATATAAGATTAATCTGGTCAATTTATTTGTTCTTGGTAGAACTAATCAAGAAAAGGTGTTTGATAAACAGGTTGTTGAATTAAAGCGACTTATCGCGGCGTTTAACCCAAGAGAAGTCGTAATAGATATCAACGGTCTTGGTGTTGCCTTTGGTGATGCTATGATTAAAGAAAGCACTGATGAAGAGGGTAATACTTATCCTGCTTATGGTTTCTTCAATGAGGAAAGTAAGTATATTGATATTCAGCCAAGAAATGCTATTAAGATATTATATGGTATTAAGGCTAACGGACAAATAAACAGTGAAATGCACTCTGCATTATATGCAAAGATTTATTCAGGACACATGAAACTTTTGATTTCTGAACAGCACGCACGTAGTAAACTACTTGCTACTCGTAAGGGATAGAGAATGAGTCCAGAGGCACAGAACGCACGTTTAATGCCACATATTTTAACTTCAAGTTTGGTTAATGAGATTATGAATTTGAAGGTAAAGCTTACTGGTGTTAACAATCAGATTGCTGTTGAACAGATTAATAACAGAACATTGAAGGATAAATTCTCTGCACTTGAAATGGGAGTTTATCGTGTTGTTCAAATTGAAAATAAAGAGCTGGCTCGCCGCCGTAATCGTGGCTTGAAGAGACAGCTTACATTCTGTACCAGAGGAGGTGGAAGAAGGTGAGTGAGATAAAGGAAGTGACACCAGAAATGCTGAAAGCTCAACGTGTTGAAACTTTTAAGAAAGGTATTGAGAGCATGATTGCTAAGAGCCGTGCCGCCTTGGTAAAGTCGAATAATCGTGAGCCAAGCGTGAATAGATTCAGAAGAGACTATTCAAAGGCAGAGATTCATCGTATTATCACAGAAGGAACTGCCGTAGAAAAGTCTATGTTGTCTGAATATTTCTTTTCAGTAAGTGGTGTTTACAAGCGTATTATTCTTCACTATGCTACCTTTCTTACCTATTCTTGGCTTCTCGTTCCTCATATGAATAAATATGAAGATAAACTTAAAGAAAAGAAAAACAAGAAGATATATTTCGATGCCGCAAATTTCTGTTCAAATTTCGGCATCGAGAGAAAATGTGCTTGGTTTGCTAAGAATGTTCTTGTTGATGGCGGATTCTATGGAATTATCCATGATAGTGGAACAAGTATAGCAATTCAGGACTTACCATTCTCTTATTGTCGTAGCCGCTTTAAGAATCATTAGGATATTGATGTTGTTGAATTTGATATGCGTTTTTTTGACACAATTCGTGAAGAGGACTTACGTAAGCAAATTCTCAAAACCTATCCGAAGATTGTTCAAAAGGGATATAATAAGTGGCACAGCGGCAAGACAGATGACCCTTGGATTTTCTTGCCAGTTGAGCTTGGTATTTATTTCACTTTGTTTGACGAGAGTCCATTCTTTCTTGATTTAATTCCTCTTATCGATGATTTAGAGGATTACAAGATGATTGATAAGCAAAGAAAATAGTTAGCATTAAAACGTATTATTACACAAGAAATTCCACATGATGGTATGTAGCTTGTATTTGAACCAGACGAAGCTGCTGATATGCATGACGGTGTTCTGGAAATGTTAGCCGATAACCCCGATGCCGATGTTATCACATCCTACGGTAAGGTTAACCTATTGGATTTGAGCGGAGATGGACAGCAAAATACTGACGTTACCGAAGCTCAACAATTAATTTATGATTCTGCGGGCGTATCAAAGGAACTGTTCAGCGCCACATCCGATGCAGGCCTTCAATTCTCATTGAATAATGACCTTGCTATGATGATGGTTCTTGGCGAAGGATTTGCACACTTTTTTACTGCTTTGTTAAATAATAAATTTGGCAACCGTAAGTTGTCATTCAGAGTATTGATTCTTCCAATAAGCTATTACAACAGTTATGAGTATACTTCAAAAGCTAAGGATTTAGCAGCATTTGGTTATAGCTTCTTGACTCCTGTTCTTTCAACAGGTATCGACCAGACAAGCCTTGCTGACCTTAAATCATTAGAAAATGATGTACTTGATTTGGATGAATACCTTAAGCCGCTCCAGTCAGCGTATACTCAGTCTGGAAAGACCAATGCTATTACTGCTGAAGCAGGCAAAGCACCTGCTCAAAACCCAAACGATTCTACTACTGCTGAAAAGGATGAAAAGGAAAAAGAGAAAAAAGAATCCACATCCAAAGATGAAAGCAAAGCGAAGAAAAGCGACGCCGCAGAAAAAAAGAGTGACGGAGGTGAGGATAAATGAAGCTTGATGAAAGTATGCTAAAGTTTAATGTTACCATTTATGGTGATGTTGAGACTCTTTCTCCCACTCTTTCTAAGAGTAGATTACGAATTTTTTATAGGGGTCTCAATAGGAATCGTACATTTATATCAGAAGACTTCGCCAGACAATTGATTGAATCTTTACCATACGTGCCAGTTAAGGGTATATTTGATGGAGAGAATCTTGATTATGGCGACCACGGAGAGAAAAACTCTGATGGACGTATTTATGGTATAGTTCCTGAGAATCCTAACTTTGCTTGGGAAAAGCACGTAGACGAAGATGGGGTCGAAAGAGAGTATGCTTGTGCGGATGTTTATCTCTACACCGCTCTCTATCCAGAAGCAAACCTTATTTCTGGAAAGTCCCAATCAATGGAGATTCATAAGAAAGGACTTGACGGAGAATGGAAAATTTGGAGCGAGGATGGACAACCTTATTTCGAGTTCCAAAAAGGACATCTGCTAGGTCTTTAGGTGCTTGGCGATGAGGTTGAGCCTTGCTTTGAAGGTTCCGCTTTCTTTAGTCTGTATAAAGACGCTAAAGAAATGTTTGACTATCTAAAAAATTCTAAGGAAAAGGAGGAGAGCAAGAAAATGGAGAAAAATATCTTTAAGCTATCAGATAATGATAAGTGCAATCTTATTTTTGATGCGCTTAACACAACAGAAGATAGTTTTAAGTTAATTTGCAATATCTATGATGATTACGCAATTGCTTACGATACTGCCAATGGCAAGTATCTTCGTGCTTACTACACAAAAGATAATGAAGCAAATACTGTTACAATCGACAGAATTGAAGATTGTTACATTGTAGATGTTTCAGAAAGCGAGCTTAATGCTCTTAATGCTATGAAGGCAGTTGGCACTTATGCTGAGGTTCAGACTAAGCTTGAGGCTCATGAGGCTGAGATTGCTTCATTTACAGCTGAGAAGGAAAGTCTTAATGAACAGCTTACAAATGCTCTTGCTGAACTTGAAGAGTATAAGAAAGACGATGATGATGACGAGAAGAACAAGTGCGCTAAGAACGACGACGAGGATGACAAGAAAGACGGCGGCGAAGAAGGCGACGATGAAAAGAAGAAGGACGATGACAAGTCTAAGAATTCTCTCGAAGAGACTAATAACGAACTTCAGGCATAGGTTGATTCTTACAAGTCAGAACTTGAAGAAAAAAATGCCGAAATTAGTAGATTAAATCAGTCTCTCATCGACATAAATAATGAAAAGTCAGAGCTGGAAAACTTTAAGAATACAATCGATACAGAAAAGAAGTCAGCTATTATTGATGAATTTTCTACTTACCTTAGCGATGAGCAGGTAGCAGAATTTAACAGCAAGATGAATGACTACTCTGTTGAAGATTTCAAAAAGGAAGTTTGCTTTGCTGCTTATAATGCAGATACTTCTGTTTTCTCAAAGAACAAGGACGAACAGCCCGACTTGATTTACAAGAGTTCAAACAAGGTTACAGAAACCGGTGCTCTTGCACTTTTAATTAAACACAAAGGAGGTAATAGATAATGGCATTTGTTAAATTTGACCGCGGTCTTTTCCGCAACGGTAACTCTGCTAAGGGTCTCAGCTATGGCCAGATTGAACCTAACCAGGTTTGGTTCGATAGAGCTGGTATGGTTGAAGCACAGTGCAAGCTTGATACAAATGATTTTGCTGACACACAGGTTGCTCCACTCACAGTTAGCGGCAAGACAGGCGCAGCAACAACAACTAATAAGATTGTAGCTCAGAACGGTGCTTTCCTTCAGGTTGATAAGGCAAGCTATACAGTTTCAATTCCTACAAAGGCTGGTAAAACAGCAGGAATGCCAGTAGGTATTAACTACTCAACAGAAAAACTTTATGACCAGTTTAATCCTCAGAGAAGAAACTTCTTCCTCACAACAAACGATTGGCTTCCAAGAATTGGTTACGTTGAGAGAGGTATGAGAATCACAACTAATGCAGTTCAGTGGGATACAGATTTTGATGAACCAGCAGACTTTTCTGGCTTTACAACAACTGCTGATTCACTTCAGGTATGGCAGGCAGTTCAGCAAATTATTGCTCAGAAGGGCGTTGTCTACGCAGCAGTTCGTGATGGTTCAGATGGTGAGTTCGTAATTGGTGTTACACCTGACGCAACTGAAGATATTATCCTTGCACAGGTTGTAGCAGCATACACAAACGCTGACAGAACTTGCTCATTTATGTTCCAGATTCTCGACGGCGGCACTAAGTAATTAAAGGAGAGGTGAGAAAGTAATGAATAAAAATGATATCAGAGACCTTTACATTCATGCATTCAAGGGCACTTCCCCTGACGTTACACGTTTCAGTGTTGCTGACGTAAAGGACACTTTAGTTGAAGAGCTTCGTGCTCTTGCACCTAACAAATATGAATATGAAAAGAATAAGCTTGACATTTTCCAGATTGTTCAGGAAACATTTGATGAAGTTCTTCCTTCATATGTTGGTAACTTCATTGGTCAGTTTGCTGAAATCAAGTCAGTTGGTAATGGTCAGAGAGCTTCATTCATCGTTAAGAGAGGTCGTAGACGTGCTAAGACATTCGTTACAGAAGTAGGTCTTGCAGGTGTATACGAGGCATTCAGACTTGACGTTGACACCTTCGAAGTAAGTGCTAAGGCTTACGGTGGAGCTGCTTACGTTGACTTCGAAAGAATGCTCGACGGTTCAGAAAACCTCACAGAACCACTTCAGCTTCTTCTTGAAGGTCTTGAAGAGGCTATTTACAGAGAACTTCTTAAGGCACTTATCGCAGCAACAACTAACAGCGATATGCCAGCAGCTAACAAGGTTACTACAAACACATTTGACCCAGAGGCAATGCAGAGACTTTGCACAATCGCTAAGAACTATGGCGGTGGCTCAGCAGTAATTTTTGCTTCACCTGAGTTCGTTCAGTCAATGGGTCCTGATGCAATTGGTATGCCTGTATATGGTCTTGGTGCAAGCGGTGTTGCTCCTACTACCCCAGCTTAGGCAGGTTATGCAACACCTGTTTACAATCCTAACGATATTGCTTCAATTGCAGCAACAGGTTATATCACAATGTTCCGTGGAACTCCTATTGTTCAGCTTCCACAGGCATTTACTGATGAAGAGAATAATGAATATCAGACACCTACTGATACAGCATTCATCTTCCCTGCTGGCAACCAGAAGATTATCAAGGTTGTATTTGAAGGTCAGACAGACGTAAGAGACTGGCAGCACAGAGACCGTCAGATGGAGATTGAAATCTATAAGAAGTTCGGTGTAGCTATACTCACTACAAATGACTGGTGCGTATATAAGAACACAACTCTTACAACTCAGTATCCATATGCAAGCCCTGACAGAAGCGGCAATCCACACAACGGTATTTACAGATAATAAAAACGATAATACGGTGGGTGAGAAATCTCACCTGCCGTTTTTATTGAGATAAAAGGAGGAAATAAAAATGATGGATAATAGAATGGTAGTTCTTCAGAACACACAGGCAGGTACGGTAGAAATTTATTCTCCCGCATATAATGTAAAGAGAATATTCCCAGGTAAGGGTACAAAGCAGGCTCTTCCATTTGATATTGTTGAGCAGCTTTTATGGGATTAGGGCTTCAGATACATGATTGATACAGGTTTGCTGTATATTGATGATATGCAGGCAAAGATTGACCTTGGTCTTGAAGAGCCCGGCACAGAAACTCCAACAAGAATTAAAGTCTTTACTCCAGAACAGATTCTTACTCTTTTGAAGATAAAGAAATATGATGATTTCAAAGCTGAAATCGATTCAGTTTCTATCGAGCAGGCTAATGAAGTAGTTAAGTATGCTGTTGAAAACAATCTTGTTGATAACGATAAAGTTAACTATCTCAAGGAAGTAACTGGCAAAGATGTTATTGCTATGATAGCAAGAAAGCGTCTTGAGGCTGATGCTGAAAAGGCATATGACGCCAAGAACAAAGATAAGAAACCAGAAGGTGTATTTACTTCAGTTTAATAAGGTGATGTGAATGGTTACTTTAATGAACGTTTATGAAGCGTTCCTTTCAAAGGTAAATGAAGATGACTGGTCACACTGCTGCTCAAAAGAGGATTTAGAATGGTTTCTCCTTGACTGGAGAGCCTTTCTCAATTCCGCTATACCTTATTTCAAATTCCCAAGATGCCGCCTTGACATCGACGAAGAAAAACAATGCTTTGTTGATGA